TCATTTGCAATCATAACTATGACTTTGAATGTAATCATTACTCCTACAAATACATCTGAATACCGAATAATCTGTTCTAATTCCATACTTCATCATCCTCACTTTCTTCATTATCATATAAGTTTTCCACTGGTGCTGTCTGCTGGAACATATCTGTTGGAGATAGGTTTCTAGCTTCACACATTGCACAAAAGACTTTCAGTACCTTATCCCATTCATGTTCTTGAATCCACTGTAGAAATGGTTTCTTTCCACGTTTCTTAACATCAATCTGATATTTATACTGTAAGTTCTTATACAGCTCGTTCCACATAACAGAGAACTGTGTTCCTGTAACCGCAGCTAATTTCCTAATACCAGCGTTCATCTTATTGCGATCATCCCACGTCAAAATTTCCGCTGCTAATAGCTTATTATCATTCTGTAGCTTCCGATTTTCTTCTTTGAGTTCCTTGTTTTGCGTTCTCAGATCCGTTACCATTGCAAGCTTGACATCTTCAGAGAATGATGGAAAATAGTGTTCAATAAACTGTGATTCTTTTCCAAAGTCAACTGCACCGCCTGTCTTACGGATGTTTCTAAGGTATTCTTTGATCTGTTTCTTCATCTGTTTTGCAATCGGCTTGCGTGACTGCATACACACTTCATAGAGTCCATCTTCTGTCAGAAACCAAAATGGATTAATAGTCTTTCCCGTAGAATCAATCTGACCTAAATTTGACCCGCCAACATTATTGGCGGTTAAGATTTTGGTCTTATATTTTTCCTCTGAATCAATCACCTGTAACATCATATCTGTTTTATAACTTCCATCAGGACGTTTACTATAATCAATCCATTCTGCGACATCTCTTGCCAAGAATAACGGATCTTCAATGCTTCTGTATAAGTCAATTCTTCTACCTAAAATTTCCGTTGTGTCTACAAGCTGCACACCTGCCTCTACCTGCTCTTGTTCTCTCTGCTCTTCTATCGTGATATAATCATTAATGAAAACATAATACCTCACGCTCTCGGCAAGTTTTGAAGTTTCCATTAGTAAAGATAATCTGATCAAACATTTAAGAGTAAACACCTTAGCACCCTTATAGCCGAATGAGATATTCAATCCGTTCGGATACGTTACCATGATTCTTCCCTTCTGTTTTTCCGTTGCTGCGTCCTGACCGTCAATGATCTCCTGCACTGTCTTAACTTCCATTCCATCTTCCAAAAACTCTTTACGATACTTCGTACACAACCTCTTGACTTCATCAACATCTCCATCAAAGAATCGTGCTACCTGTTCCGTAGTAATATAATCTCGTCCAGGAAGCCACGGGATCGGTTTGATCGTAACCTGTTTCAAAAGCTCTGTGTTTTGCACCAGTTCATCTCTCTTTGCCTTATCCAAAATTGGATCGCAAGGAATTTCCATTTCGTTTAAATTCATAATCAATTCCACCTTTCTTATGTAAAAATTTGTATTAAAAAAGACACTCTGGAATTTTCCATAAGTGTCCTAGTTACCTATATTAATTTGTATTCACTCTAATTCTAGTTCGTCAATTTCTGGTGTGTCAGAATGATTCATATCAAATGATATTTTCCATTCTATCTTCCGTTCCAAAGATCGGAAAAGAACTTATAAATTCCATACAGAATAGCAACAAATGCTATAACCATTAAAATTCCATAGCCACCACCTAAGATAGCTCCTAACATATATTCCAAACTATCCTCTGGAACGATAAATATAATTATTAATAATAAAACCAATGGCATAATTTTACTCTCCTTTGCTAAAAAATAGGCACTATTAAAAGTGCCTATTGACAATAAATTAATCGTTTTTATATATACTATTTATTATAATTTGGTCTATCAGTAACATTCAATACTTGAATAAGTGCATCTTGTAACACTTTAGAAACATTAATTCCAGAATGTTCTGCTTCATAATTTAACCAACTAGGTAATGCAACATTTCTTCTTACAGATTTTGTATCAATTTTTCTTCGATATTCTGTTGAATCAATATCAACCAATGAAATAATAGTTTCTCCTTCATCAAAAAATGTGCTTTTCGCAATATCGATATCTGTAATATTTGTTGGTTTAGGAATTTCCACCTCTCTATCTTCCATAGAAACACAAGTTAATTCCATTGCGTCTCGTGCCATTTTAATAGCATCCGACATATCTTTTCCTTCCGTTAATACATTTAAATCTGGTGCCTCAATTAAATATTTTCCGTCATCGGTTTTTGTAAATAGTACAGGATATACTGCTTTCATATTTTCACCTCTATTCTTATATATGATTGCAAACAAGATTTTCCAAGGGGCAGGCTGTATTATAACAGCCCGTTCCTTCTTAGAATCTCTTTAGCAAGTCTTTCATCAACTTCCTTGTGCCGTGGAACTGATTCAACTTTGTTTCCTTTGATGTAGATATCATGGTTACCGCCATGTCTGTCAAAGACAAATCCGCCTGCTTTGAGCTTCTTGATTAAATCTTTCTGCTTCATTGTATTGTCTCCTTTACTTACTTATATTATACACAATATCTACACACTGTCAATAATATTTTACACACTTTTTACACAATATTATTTTAATAAAATTGACATTTAATTAGTTAATAGATCCATCTGCATTGACAAGTTTGTTTTCCATTTCTGCGTTATCATCTGCAATATTCTGTAACACATGAAATAGCAGATCATCTATCATAGATAAATTTCCAATACTTTTAGTCAGCATTTCCATATCCTCTCTGTAGTCATCAACAGAGCTATCATAATCCATATCTAAAGACATATTGAATAAAATATTTGCAATTCTCTCTTCTTCTGATCCACTAATAAGACTTATAACATTATCAATGTCATAACATTCTGTAATATAAGGATAACACTTTGCTTTCCATTCAAAAGACGTTTCATATGGTGTTACATGACTGTGCGAATCTACAACATCGCATATATAACCTTCTTTTTCCAATACATCTGCCCAAACTGGAATATCAGTATTGTTTGTATATGCTTTACAGCTTTCTACTTCTAACGCTTTCAATCTTTCCACAGGTGCGTTTGTTCTAAAAATAACTAACTCTCCATCCATTCCAGGACTATCAGATAAAGTAATTAATCTTGTTTTATTTTCCATTGTTCGTCACTCCTATTCATGTGATAAAACTTTTCTTTTAACTCAAAAAGCGATACCTATAATAGATATCGCTTTCTAAGTATTTTTATTTAATTGTTTCCGATTCTACTTATGTTCTTTATATTCCCATTGTAAAATCCATAACTCTGCAATTCCACCAACCATATATTGCGGATTAAGGTCTTTATAAGAACCACATCCAAACTTATAACAAAAGTTCTGCCATAAGTTTTTAAAATATGTTCGGCTCTTTTCCTTATACTCAGGTGATTTAGCCCCACCTAAAAGATCCGCAACTCTCATTCTGGCTGTCTTAAGCAAAATCTGCTGTTGCTTATAATTGATCGTTGAATAATCAATCATAGATTTGAATGTGTCTGCACAAGATACAATACTCTCTACAGCTTCTTCAAATTTTCCAGTTGATAAAACCATTCCATTCTCAACAGGCTGTAAGTTTTCCATTGTTTCTTTGAACTTAAAATATGTATTAACTAATTTCCGTTGCACATCCCATGCAAGATCATCCGTAAATGATTTCACGATTAACAGATAACCACTTTCTGTTAAAAGCACAATATCTTGATGTAATCTTTCTGACACATACATGATGTTGTGTCGACGAATTTCGTCGGGACAAACTTTAAAGTAATCCTCGTTCTCAATTAAATGATTTCTATTCTTTCTAAAGTTTCTCCCTGCCGTTCCGTCAGGTCTTTGATGAACTCTGTCAATATCTTTGAATGTAACAACTCTCTGCCCATTCCATTCTTTGACTTGTAAATCATTTTCTCCGATCTTAATACTGTTTGTTTCCATCTTATCTAAGTCCTTTCTGTAAAAATATAATTTCCATCACTCTTGTATACTTCACAGCTTTTAGATGTTTCGGCTTTTCGTAGCTTCCGTTCTCAGGTACCTACTAAATACAAGATATTCAATTCTCAATGTGCTATTAAAACAAATTGGAATATGTGAAAATGAATATTTCCACTTGAAAGAATTGATAATTTGATATATACTCAATTTGTTCGGATTGGGTATATATCTTTCCATTCGTGGAAGATATCTTACACATTCTTTGGTGGTAAGTCCCAGCTTGCCACCTTTTTTGTTTTACAAGGTTTTAGGCGTTACAGTGTATTTCATTTCTACTCGAACGTCAATTTTTCCATCAACATACGACTGCAATAATGCTTCTGCAACATCACTATATTTTAATGAATTACACTTGCATTTCAGCTTAAAACTTTCTTGTAAGGTTTCTTCGATTTGGATCGACATTGGTTTTCTTGCCATTTCTCTCACTCCTTACAATGATATAATATCACTTTTTTAATTACTCGTCAATAACTTTTTTAATTATTTTAAAGTAATTAAATCTGCATTTTATTATCCAACTAATTCTAAGTATCCAGCTTTCACAAGATCTTCTTTTTGTGACAGTGGCTGCGGTACATACTGCATACCCTTTTCTCGATCATAGTCGTAATACCACACACCGTATTCTTCAATCGGTTCCAGGATATGAATTGCAAGGCTAACTTCCATCACGTTTACCGCCTGAACGCAAGCGTTCTTCATATCCTCAAGGCTACATAATGTACTGTATTGTGGTTTTAATTTTTCCACAAAATCTTCAAAGTCTAATCTGTCATATTCTTCTCTACTAACTTTCATTCGTTCTGACCTCATTTCCTTCCATTAAAAAAGGAAGATACATTTCTGCATCTTCCTAGATTACTTTGTTCTTGTATTAAATTTTCCGTTAGTCAATCAATTCGATATAAGCTGTGTCGATTAAATCTTCTTTATCTCTAATCGGATTCGGTTCATTTAATGTTCCCATTGTATAATCATAGTCATAATACTCTGCAAAACAATCTCTTAATGTTTCCAATAAATGAATTGCTAAATTATGATCTGCATTATTAACTGCATCAATTACATAATTTTGTAAATCATCTGCGGTACAAATACAATCATGTTCCATTGCTATTTCCATTACTTCTTCAAAACTTTTTGTTTCAAAATCATTCTTATTAATTTTTAATACCATATTTTCCACCATCCTTATTCATATTCTTTCTTTCCAATAAGCTGAATGATACAACCAAAATCTCCAGCACGATATACTTTAATTTTGTCTGCACTATAATCTGCCGTCAATCCTTCATCATCATAAATTTTAAGCCATGCCTTGAAACCTGATGACGTTTCAAACTCCATCTCTAAGGTATAGTGGTCTCCGATCTTTGCGTTCTCGTCTACAATATAAGCATTATATCTTCCATCAGATCCAAAGTCTAAGATGTTTGCTTTTAATCCGTTCTTTGTTGTGCCTACAAAAGTTAAAGCTGCAATATCACTATCCCCAATAAATTCTCTATCGTATTCCTTATATGATTTCATAATTTCCACCTTCCTATTCTTCATAATTTTCTAAATCCCAATGTTCTTTTAAAAGCTGGATCGCAAACTCAGGATATCCCATAAAATAATAACTATCGTATACTGATTCTATCTGATCTTCATCCCAGCTTTCGTCATCATATCCATTTTCGTCTGCCCACGTTTCAAAATCCATTGCCGTTTTCTGAAAATCTTTAACCTTATTACTAATCCGTTGCAAGTCATTCTCTTCAATCGTGATTAAAGGTTTCCCATAATCATCGTAAAGATCTTCCCATAAGTCGTTGTTCCATTGTGACTTTGGCTCGTGTTGGATATAAATGTTTGTTAATCCATTTACATTCCAGCCCGTTGTAGCAACTAATTTTCCAGTTTCTTTCTCTACGCCATAAAACATTCCAGGTTTTACACAAAATCCACCATAAGAAGCGTGTCTAAAATGTTCAGGCAAGATCAATTCTTTGAACTCGTACATAATTTCCTTCTTTCTGCCTATCAGGACTTTAAATATTAATAGTTTTCCTTTATTATACACGATAATTTCCATCGTGAAAAGTAGCGAGGTAGGAATTGAACCTACCGATAAAAGCACTCTTTTATCTACCATACGCCACTATAAATTACTTTTCTTTAAATACTCTAATTGTTTTCTGATAAGCTAAGTAATTGTTAGGATTCCAATCATATGATCCATTATTTTCATATAAATCAATATATGGAATTCCATCCATATTATGTCCGTTTCTAATGGTTTCGCCTTCTGCAATCCCTATAACGGTATGTCTTTCATATTTTCCATACAATTCATTCCAATAATAAACAACGTCACCGACTTTTAAATCCGTGACGTTCATTTCTTCTGAATGTAAGAATTCTTTTCCTAACTGTTCTTTAGTCGGCATATTTTCGTCAATGGTTTCTAAAAATTCCATTAAGTCATATTCCTCATGATCTTCTTTGATAACTATATCAGGATTCATATGGTTAACAATTTTCCAACCTTCAATCTCATAGATTCCATTATCAAGCCATAATTCCTCAACTTGTTTAGGTGTCGGATTATTGTCAACGATCTCAATTCCTACTGAAACATTACCGCCAAAGAAATTTCCAATCACTTGTGCAATCCTAGCAATTCCGTAGCTATCAGTTTCAGGACTTCTGTATCCTTTTAATTTACAATATGTACAAAAAGCATTTACAGAATCATAACCACCATTCCAATGCACATATACGCCTAACGCCTGGTTCTTTCCTTTAATAATTGCACGATTTCCCATAATTAAGTACCTTCTTTCTTTATTCTTTTGATTTATATTTTCCATAAAGTGACGGGATAGGAATCGAACCTATCACAAATTACCATACGCCACCGTTTTTCCGTTCCAATACGTCACTACTAGCAATCAGTAGTACAGTCTTTCCGTTCATTTAAAGTAACTATTAGCTTCAATAGTCCAGTATTTCCGTTAGGGTGTATACTCATATCATCATGAGTAGTAAAAGCCTTTAATTGGCTATGTAACTAAATAAGTTTTGACGGATCTTCTTTTAAAATTTCCGTCATGCCATTAATTGCTTCTTCTTGCGTTTTATATTTCTGAAAAATTCCGAACGTGTTCTTGAATAGCAAGAAATATTTATAACCATGTAAGCTATCATCAATTCCAGCGTTCGGAGGATTTTCCGTGTAGTACAGTGTGTTGTACTTTCGTTCAATGTGACACGCTAATGCTTCCATAGTCGTTCTGCGACTCATTCTTTCCACCTACTTTCTATTTATAATAAACATCTACGTTGTTCTTATCATCGTGTGACCAACTAGATCCAACGTATTTTCCACTGTTACCGCAATCTTCAAGATCGTATTCACAACATAAGTCGTTATACTCGTCAGGTGTATCACAGAAAATTTCCGTTCTACCGTCAGGATATTCATTTCTTACTATCATAATTTCCACCTTCCTTCTATAATCTTTCCATCAGTTCTACAGCTAAGATATATGCTACATATTTCCACACGTTCACATATCCGTTCAGATCTTCTAACTTACATTGTAAAGCTGTATGAATCATTCCATCGCAGAACCCTTTGCTTTTAAGTTCTGCGATAAGATCTTTCTTTGCGATCGGTGGCAAGGCTGCGACTTTGATTTTTCCAATATCAAAAGTGTTACGTTCTTCCTTTTCGATTGTCTGTATCACTACCATGTTTGTTTTTGTCATCTTTAAAATTTCCATTTGATATACACTCCTTTGCTTTTTAATTTTCTTTATTTTTCCATTCTTTAGAACAACGAAACACAAAATAAAATGACGTTCCATAGTCCTCGATAGAATCTTCTGTTCTTGTCAATCCATAATTTCCAGCAACCTTGACAACATTGTTTACAACTTCTTTCCGTGCTTTAAAATAATTTTCTAAAGTAATTGAAATATCGTATGTTGCTAAGATAATAACTTGATATATGTTGCTATAAAATCCATCAAGATCAAATTCTATCTTTTCAACTCTGTCAATTTGTAAGAGTTCTTTTTCCAATGCTTGACATTTATTTAAAATGCCGAACTTCTGTGCCGTCTTTAATTCTCTTTCTTTCATCTTCCAACACTCCTATTCTATGCCGTTTCTAATTCTTCTTTCTCATACTCTTCACGATCCTTATAATAAGCATCATAGAGTTCTTTATATTTCTCATAGCTGTCTGTCATGTACAGTTCGTTGACACTAGACCATTCATTCAAGCCCTTTTCTAAGATCATCACGTACTTTCTTAGTTTGACTCTGCCCCATCTCATGTTACTATTTCCAATATCAAAGAAATAGTTATCCAGCATACAACCTTCAAAACTATCTTCTAAGTAATTATTTAAAGTCGTGCAAAACATTTCTACTGTATCACTATCAATAATCGTTCTATAATCTTTCATAATTTCCACACCTTCTTTCTATCTGATTTTTCCATTGTCTGCCACGGCTTCTACGTCGTCGCAATAGCTATTGCAAGGATTCCATACACAATAGCTTGTTACGTGTTTTCCTTTGCGTACACGTTTGTTATATGCAATGTAATAGTTTTTTCCATACGTTCCATGTCTACCACCAGCAGAAACACTTTTAATAATTTCCACGTAAATAGTATGTCGTGTGGCACGTTCACGGATCATTCTATCCGTTAGTTTTCCAGTGTTGATATACTTTACCTTATAGGCGTTTAGATCGTAATTTCTGCTTATATAATCGTTTACAAGCTGGATATTTCTATTCTTTGCTACGATATTTACAACAGAATCATCGAGCTTATTTTTTGTTCTATGTGTATTAAATTTTACAGTTACAACGGTAGTCCCTGGATAGGCATATGATTCCTTGCGTACTTTCCAGCAATAGCCATCTGCCGTATCAATTGTGCCGTCACTGTTATAAATGCCGTTTATCGTTCTGTACGTGCTTCTTTTTGTCTTTGCGTGTACAGTATTTCCAAAGATTAAAAAAGCCGTAAACATGAGTGCTACGGCTAATAGGATCTTGATTGTTTTATTCTGTTTTGTTTTCATTGCGTTCTGTACCTTCTTTCCTATTCTTCTATATCTGTATCATCAAAAAATCCAACGCAAGCAAGCACATATACAACGGTAATCATTAACAGTAATGCTTCTAATATAAAGGCTTGCGGTATCTTGATAAATGCAATAATAGCCATTGCAATTCCTACAAGTGCAATGACTATATCTATCGTTTGTGGTTTATGTAATTGTGTTTTTTCCATTGTTCTTTCCTCCTGGTTTCTTACTTGTCTAATGTGACAATAGTTGTTTTATTTTCGTCAACAAAACTTCCATAAGAAAATCCATCTCCCGTTATGTCGTGGTATTTTCTACCATTGGAAAGTATAGTAAGTTGATACGTTGCCCTTTGTAACCTGCGGGTTAACTCATTGACATTGTTTTGACTTGGTGGGAAACCCATTTTCTCACAAATTTCTTTAGCTAACCCCACTGTTTTATTTTTCTTTTCTGTTTTAACAAAAATATCCTTGCAACCAATCAAAAAGTAAAATCCATTCATTCTATTCATATCTTTCTACCTCCTATTCTTAATTAAAACCAATTAGCATTTAATGCTTCCCAGTCATCATGCTCCATCGGTACAGCATACAATTTTAACACTTTTCCAGCCTTCCAGTTTTCCAGTTCTGAAAGCATAAGTGTATATTTTTTGTCTGTAAATGCACTATAAACATCTATTGCCATTTCAAAGTTTCCAACGCAATAAGGGTCACTAATTTGTTGACAATCGTATTCTTGTAAATCACTCATAAAATTCCCTAAAGTGTCAAGTCTAACGTCGTATAAATCCTTATCAATATGGCAATTCATATTTCCATTTTTAAATCGTTTAATCATATCTTTCCTTCCTTCTGCCCTTTACGGGACTTTATTTCTATTTATAAGTTCAATAAAATAGACAAGTCGTGTTTTGACTTGTCTATAATATTCAGTCTATAAATACGTCACAAACTCTGAAAAATCAACCGTATCATATAAGTTCTTGATTTTCTCATGATACACATTGTCAAGTTCTTCTTGAGTATCTACCCACGGCATACCATTAAAAACCTTCTCGGCTTCTTGCAAGATATACTGTTTTGCTAATGGCTGTAAATCACAAACAACCGTTTCTGCTTCTTTATGTGGGCAAAACGGTTCAATAAGATCCATTTTGATATTGTCTTGAATGTAACTTTCTAAGTCTGAACCGTTCTTTTTATCATCCGATTTATTAAAAAATTCCAACAGTTGCCCAACCGTTAGAATTTTAATCTCATTATCATCATATTCATCAGCATATAAATATTGTTCCATTTTAAAACACTCCTTTTATTTCTCTAATATGGTTTAACAATAGTTCCATAGATTGCATGGAATAAAGTATTTCCGTATTGTTCATTTTTGCATCCGCTTAATTCCTTAAGGCTATTTCTCATATTTTCATATACTTCCTGGAATTCTGTATATGCTTTTTTAGATACTTCTAACTGTTTTTCTAATGAAGCAAGATTGTCTTTTAAATCGTCAATCCTATTATTGATCTTTTCTTTAATCTGATTTACATCATAAAGGATGGTTGTATATTGTCCATGATCGTATTTTGTTTCATGGCAGAAAATAGTATCATGTTCATATCCGCTGAGTTCAGACCATCCGCAGATTGATAATTCTGCACTATTATCTTTTGCGGTATATGTAGCACCGTCAAAATTCTTTGACATATTTTTGAATGGTGCACCATCTTTTTTGGTTGGATATGTAACTTTCTCCCATTTTTCAATTAAGCACTTTGTTCTTTCGATCTGTCTTTTGATTTCTGTCTGAATTCCATCTAAACTATAATAATTCATGATAATACCTTCTTTCTTTAATAATACATTTCCACATTTCTTTTCATTTCTTCTTGCAAGATCATTTCTTGATTATAAGATAATTCATCCCTGGTTAATCCCAAACTACCCAATGTATCAGTTGGATCTTGCATAATACAAAATTCATGATTGGCAAGTTCTTTTCGGATCATTTTTCTGAATTCATCATCTGTTTTTTTCATTTCTGAAAATGAATCTTCTAAGATTTGTTTATATTTGAATAACTTAGTTACTATGTTCTCATTTTTAAAGTAACAGAAACAAACAGTAGAAAAATACTTATATTCTTTCTTTAGTTTTTCGAATTCAGCTTCTTTCTTTTTGTCAGGTGTAAAACCACAATAATACATTGATAAATGATCATATCTTTGTGAGTAATAATTCAAAAGATAGTTATTCTTACGTTGATATTCATCATATGTTGACACTGGAAACAAAAAATCACTATCAAAAAATAGTGATTCATTTAAATGTTTTATGTAGTTTTCTTTTAATTGATAAATGTTTGTTGCTGGATGGTGTAACTGATAATCATTAGCATAATAGATATGCTTTTTATTCTTAAAAATAAGAACTGAATATCCAAAGTATTTTCCTAAATCAACAAAGAAACAATCATGTCCATTGATTGACATATGATCAAGTGCTATGTTTTTTACTTCATCATATGTTAATGATTCAATTTCTTTAATATT